CCAGCCAGGTTTTTGGTATCAGTACCCCAGGCAGAATACGACCAGACTCGAGGAAGCTCAACATCGGATTAGACGGTACAGCAGTCACACCCGACAGAAGTCCTGGACACAGCCTTGTGATGGACGACGGTGACGCCATTGGACTCAATCAACTGACAAGGTTAAGAACAGCATCTGGGCATCAACTGTTGATGCACGACACCGAGGGCGTGGTCTACATAGCCAATGGTTCTGGAAATGCGTACATCGAGATGCAGAGCAATGGCAGGATAGACATCTATTCTGGGGTTGGTGGAATCAACATGAGGACCGAGGGTGACTTCAATTTACATTCGGATTCCAACATCAACATGCACGCCAACGGACAGGTTAGATTCAGTTCCGCCAAGGAGATGATACACTCCGCGGATCTTTTATTGAACCTCGGGGAGAAGGGCATACTGAACAGTTCACAGGCAGGATCGGTCAGGGACTACGCCAGGGATGGCATATCGTCATTCACGAGTGGCACACAGTTACACGGTGCCTCGGGACAGATACACCTGGCGGGATCACAGGTGCACTTCAACTCCACCAGCGCGAGCCCAACATGGGGACCAAATTGGCTCACACCGGAAAAAGCGGGCATGCAACTGAGGGACGAAGGAGATGTCGAGCTGGCACAGAAAGGAATCAGACCTTTAGAGCAGTTCACCAGGAAAACAAAAACAACGGTGCACAGGTTCGTTACACACGAACCCATGTTCAGGGCCAGCGTGATTGGCAATGATGGCATCATTCCGATCGACAGTGATGACAAGAAGAGATGGAGTCAGTTGGCCAACACACCGGGCACGGCGGAATTCATAAACAACCAGAACAGGCTCAGTGAGAACAGCGCGATCAGAGATGCGCAGTACCAAGCGGACGCGCTGGAGTACGTGAAACAGAAGATGGGGTCAAGCACTGATGCCGCCAAGGCCAGACAACTACTATCTGATTTTGGAACAGCATACAATGACATATACGGCATAACGGGCAAGGTCGATCTACCATTCGAAATAAAGGACAGCATATCGGAGAAGATTAAGAATTCCGAATTTGTTTCAGACGCCACCAATTCGATAAAAAATCTCACATCACAGGTGGTGGAGAAATTCAGAGGTGACAACGTGGAACTGTTCAAGGACAACGTGTTCGTCAACCAGGCCGGTGAACTGTTCACGCTGGGAGGTGGTGTGGATTACAGCAAGTTCCTAGGAGGAGATCTCAAGGGATTCGCCGCGGACGCCGGTAAGACCTACCTGACAGGAGTCGGTAGGAAGGCCATCGAGGAATTGACAACGGGTAACCTGAGCAAGAAGGGAGCCGCGACCGCCAGGGACATAGCGATGGGGGGCGGATTTGGTGGTGGAGTGAGAAACATCGATCCAACGTTGGGAACACTGAACAGCGTGACAAAGACATACTCCAGCGTGGTGGGAGGCAAGATAGTGGGCATGAACCAGGTCAAGAGCCTGGCCAGCAAGGTGGGACTTTTCAACGCCAGGGACGCCGCCAGGGGCGGACAGACATTCCTGCAGAACGTTGGTATAAATTTATCAGACAAGATAGGAGCAATCGGTGGTGCGGTCAAAAGTTTCTTCAGTGGATTCAAATTGAGTGACCAGAGATTGAAGGAAGATATAAAATTAGTTGGCAATTCGCCCTCGGGCATCAACATATATTCGTTTAAATACAAACACACCGATGGAACATATGAGGGTGTGATGGCACAGGAAGTTCCATGGGCGAGAACAATGACAGGCACAGGATTCTACATGGTTGACTATAGTAAAGTGGACGTGGAATTCAGGAGATTGGACTAATGGCAGAAAACAATCAGGATTTATCAAAAAGAAATCCAACTTTTAAGGGTTTCAGCAGTCGTGCGGACAAGCAGAACTTTAAACTGTACGACTTTGAAGTGGCCAAACAGGATCTCATCAACAGGCTTTCTGTGAGGAAAGGCGAACGTGTGGAGAATCCCGAATTCGGAACGATCATATATGATGCCATATTTGAACCTTTCACGGAACAACTCAAAGAGGCCATAGTGGAGGATGTCACTGCGAATCTCAATGCGGATCCTCGCATATCCACGCAGGAGATACTGGTCACAGAGGCGGACAAGGGTATAGCCATACAGGCCACTATCACATATGTACCATTAAACATCACTGAGAAACTGCGATTTAACTTCGACGAGAACTCACTTTTGCGTCTATCTTAATAAGCGCACATTACCTCACATATAAATACCGTTGTATATACAATGGCCACAACAGACAGACAGAACAGATTACTAGTAGCCGAGGATTGGCGCAAGATCTATCAGGCCTTCCAACAGGCTGATTTCAAATCATATGACTTCGAGACGCTGAGAAGGACCATGGTGGCCTATCTACAGGAGAACTACCCAGATGATTTTAATGATTTCGTAGAAAGTTCCGAGTATGTCGCACTTATAGATCTCATAGCCTACATAGCACAGGCATTGAGTTTCAGGGTTGACCTCAACGCCAGGGAGAATTTCCTAGAGACGGCAGAGAGAAGAAATTCTATTCTAAGGTTAGCGAGACTGATTAATTACAACGCTAAGAGAAATAAACCAGCCACGGGTCTTTTAAAGATAGATTCAATATCAACAACACAGGACGTGAGAGATTCGTCTGGTACCAACCTAGCTAACTCTACTATCATATGGAATGATTCGGCTAATTCAAATTATAGAGAACAATTCATTTCGATATTAAATGAGGCTAATCAGTCAGGACAACTATTTGGTTCTCCTAGAGAGAAAGACAAGATAGGTGGAATAGACACGGAGGTGTACACTTTTAATTCTAATCAAAACGGACTTCCGATATTCCAATTTACAAAATCAGTGGGAGGAATCAGCAGAGCGTTTGAGGTAGTACCGTCTAAGCTCACTAACAGTGAATCTATATATGAATCACAACCAGTGGAAGGTACTGGTTTTACATACACATATAGATCAGACGGGTCAGGTGACAGTTCAAATAACACAGGGTTCTTTTGTCTATTCAAACAAGGTACGATACAAAATACAGATTTCACCGTAGATTCTGCTATTACAAATTATGTGAAAAGTATTGATGTAAGTAACATAAACGATAATGATGTTTGGCTTTACAAATTAGATCAGTTTGGCCAGATAGCGGAAGCCTGGACTAAGGTACCATCTCTAAGTGGTAACAATGCCATTTATAATTCCTTATCAAAAGATATTAGGAACATCTACAATGTTGTAACAAAAAATAATGATGCTATAGATTTAGTATTCGGAGACGGTAATTTCTCAAACTTACCGCTTGGATCTTTTAAAACTTACTACAGGATCAGCGACAACGCCAAATATGCGATACAGCCGGCAGATATGCAGAATGTACAAATCGATATTGGTTACATAGATGCTAATGGGTCACAACAGACTTTGACGATTACCATGAGCTTAAAGCAGTCGGTTTACAATTCGGCCGCGACAGAATCAAACGACAGCATACGAGAAAAAGCGGGCCAAGTGTACTACTCGCAGAACAGGATGATAACGGCAGAGGACTACCAAGTGGTTCCACTCTCAGCATCACAGGAGATAGTCAAGGTGAGATCCGTGAACAGATCGGCGTCTGGTATATCTAGAGCAAAAGAAATACTGGATCCCACGGGAGCCTATTCCAATGTTTCGGTGTTTGCGGAGGACGGCATACTGTACAGTGAGGAGACAACCCCAACATTCACTTTCACATTCAACAACAGTAGTGATATACAGTCAGTGATTGATCTGTCAGTTGAATCAAAACTCAAAGAGGCCTACTCGAGACATTTTTACTATGACAAGTATGACTCAAAGAGCCTGACATCTCTGACGGCGACATGGAATTCGACCACAACAACTACAAATACAAATACAGGATATTTCACATCAAGTGGTGCTTTAGCAGTCGGCGATTCTTCCTCATCTAATCTCAAGTATGCTAAAGCAGGAGCACTTATAAAATTTACATCACCCGATACAAGAGAGTTTTTAAATGGAACATTGGTAACAGCAGGTACAGAAAATGCCGAAGACAGAAAATGGGCAAAAATCTCCAATGTTGTTGGTGACGGATCAAATGGCGGCCAAGGGAATCTATCCTCTGG